CGGGGCAATAACCTTGCCCCCTTTGTGTTTTTAGTGTATAATGTAGCAGTACCCGCTTATTATGCGGCTCTACACCTCATATATGAATCAGAAGTCGGCGTAAAATCGCCGGCTTTCTGCGTTTTAGAGTTATCCACTTTTAATTCACTTGGAAGATATTTACCTTGCCGAATTTTTGGTATAATTGATATACTCTTGGGATGAAGATACTATCGCTATCTCCCAAGAGGGCGGTAGTATTTTCATTTTTGGGTCGAGTATGTATTACATCACTATTTCAAATGGTTTGTTAAAAGATGGACATAGAAAAAGGATCAGCTCCGCAGTTTGGGAGTTTATGTGGCTCATAGATAAAATTACAAAAATAGATGATGCGGGTATGGGTTGGGTTTTAGGTGGAAAACCAATCAAACTAAAGGATATGGCAGATGGAGTAGAAGAGATGACTATTTCAAGAAACCTAGATAAATTAGAAGCGGAGGGCTATATCAAAAAAATCAGAACCCCTTATGGATTGAGTATCAGAGTGATGAAAGCCAAAAAGAGATTCAACAAAAATGTAGAATCTATTAGATTCAACAAAAATGTAGAATCTCCTAACGAAAATGTAGAATCTAATAAGACAGTAACAGTAGACAAAGACAGAATAGACACCAAACAGGGTTTGGAGGAGATAAATCTTCTTATAAAGTCCTTTGAAGCAATCAACCCAAATGCAAAGAATTTCTACAAACGACCCAACCAAAGAAGTGCATGCGCGGAGCTTATTTCACTTTTTGGGTTTGAAAGAATAAAGAATGTAATTGAGAATACTCTACCCAAAACGAATAAACTAGAGTATTTACCTACAATTATCAGTCCGACACAACTTTTAGAGAAATGGTCGTCTCTTGAAGCTGGGATATTAAAATTAAAGGGCAAACAAAAAGAAAAGCCCAAAATAGCATTCCAATGAAAATAAAGATAATCACAGGGTTTAGGCAAGAGCAGTATTTAGTTATAGAAGCTGACGAAGCACACAAGGCATACTATTTGTTTCTACATCCGGAGGAGAGGGGCGTGTTTAGTAATGGTTTGGCGTTAATAGGAAAGAATATACAAGAGATTCAACCCGCGTATAATGAAACTATGGGGTGGAATCCGACACATACGCTGGACGATGATGATTGGAACGAAATTCGCGCTAAAGGAGTGGATAAAAAATTAAGAGACGCCCTGTTTGATGCAAAACAAGTAGCATCCTTGGCGGGAAAAAATCCGCAAGTCTTGGAATTACCTTTAGAAGAAGCAAAAACTAAACTACTTAAATGAAAAAACAACCACAAAAAAGAAGAGTGGAAGGATATATGGATGAAGCAAGGGGTGTATATGTCATAACTGCCGATCCTGACCAAGTTCTTTCACCACAGGAGTCAGAACATCCACTAGAGGATATTGATGCAGAAAAGATGAAATTATTATTTAAGAAATATCGTCCTTCATGGATGCCAAATGAAAACTCTTAATAGAATCTTAAAGTATTTGTGGAGCATATCATTCGGCTTTCGTCCTAGTAGAGGTCGTTACTTTATCCGCAGAAAGAAATGAAAGAACTAGAATTAAATAAAATACATAATGTGGATTGCCTAGAATTTATGAAAACTTTACCTGATAAGTGTATTGATTTGGTACTAACAGACCCGCCGTATGGAATAAACGTGGGTAAGCCAATCGAGAGAGAGAGTTGAAGTCGGCGGGGCAAAGCCGTTCGGTAAAGGTGGGCATACAAGGAGTATCGCCCCCAAAAGTTACTTGGGATTTGATGATACTAAAATCCCGAATAAAGAAGTATTCGAAGAAATGATGCGAATAAGCAAAAATCAAATTATCTTCGGTGGAAATTATTTTGTAGAGCATTTAAGTAATTCCTCTTGTTGGTTGGTTTGGGATAAAGACAATGGAGAAAGTTTTTTTGCTGATTGTGAGCTTATGTGGACATCCTTCAAAACCGCAATAAGAAAATATAAATGGAAATGGAACGGGATGCTACAAGAACAAATGGGCAGGAATAAAGAAGAACGATATCACCCTACTCAAAAACCGATAGAGTTGATGCGACAAATCTTGCGAGATTATTCCAAAGAAGGAGAAATTATTTTTGATCCATTTCTAGGAAGCGGTAGCACCGCAATAGCGTGTAAATTAGATAAGCGAAACTACATCGGCTGTGAAATATCCCCTAAATACTGCAAAATCGCCGAAGCAAGAATTAAAAGCATAAGCAACACCTTATTTTAGGAAGATATTAGTAATGAAATGAAAAAGATAATTTTAGATTTATGTGGGGGAACAGGAAGTTGGGCGAAACCTTATAAAGACGCGGGGTATAAAGTTTATACCATTACCTTGCCTGAATACGATATTTTGAAAACCATAATTGGAAAAGACGATATTACTTTTGTCGGGAAAGATAAAATTACCAGCGAAAAAGGGTTGCTCATAATGAAATCCGCTATTTACGGCATACTCGCCGCGCCTCCTTGCACTATGTTTTCATTCGCTCGGACGAATGCCAAAACACCCAGGGACTTAAAAGAAGGTATGGCTTGCGTAAGAATGTGCCTAGACATAATCTGGTCTTGTATGGAAGTGGAGCAGAATACCATTAAGAAAACCCTCCCTTTACAGTTCTGGGCTTTGGAAAATCCTTATCACGGGTTTCTTAAAAAGTTTCTCTCCACTCCGGCATTTACTTTTGACCCGTGGGAGTTCGGCGAAGCGTATCAAAAAAGAACAGCTCTGTGGGGAAATTTTAATGAGCCGAAAAAATCGCCAATACCAATGACTGAAGAAGCCAGAGCTAAGGCCAAAACAAACAGCACGCTCCATACACTTGGAGTTAAATTTGATTATTTGAAAAGCAAAGATATTCACCCTGAAGCATTTGGAAAGTTTGACCGTCAAACAAGACGGAGTATTACACCTGCAAAATTCGCCCGAGCATTCTTTGAAGCTAATCAATAACCTCTTTTCTTGACAAGAAAGTTATTAACACACTTAATGGGGCTAGGGCTTGCACTAGGGAAAGGTATATGCTAGGATGAAATTATGGAAGATTTAATACCAATAGATATATACAAAGAACCCTTGAAAAAGGTTGAAGGCGGTTTTGGGTATTTGGGCTGTATATTGCAGTCTAAAGATGAAAGCAAGATCCAATGTCATATCTGCGGAGAATTACACTACAATCTGGCTTTACATATTCGAAAACATAAAATTAGTGCGACAGAATATAAGGATAGGTTTCAACTTATGCACAAGACAAAATTGATTTCACGAGTTTGTAGAGATGAAGCACGAATGAGATTTATGAAAAACTTTTCTTTTGAGGAAAGAAAAGCAATGCAAGCGGAGGGACTGAAAAGATTATTGGCGAACCCACACAGAACCACTCAAGGGAAAAAAGAAACTTTGGAAATGAAAAACAAAAAAGGTTCTTGCCCCGACCAGATTATTGAAAAGATAAAGTCAGTGGCGACTGAACTAGGACATACACCTGCTATCGCGGAGTTTGTGGCATCCACTGATGGAGAAAAATACTTGAGATATATCAGACGAACTTTCAAAACTTTTCATAATGCTTTGAAAATCGCCAACCTTACTCCAAAAGAAATTAAACCTAGCAAGTTTACAGTATGGAAGTATAATCCTGAAACTCTGAAAGAATTTTTGAACATCTTTAGTCGAGAAGAAAATAGAATACCAAGATACTCAGATTTAGGAACAGGAATACTGCCTCATTACACAACTTACGCAAGACATTTCGGCACTTTAGAAAAAGCCCGCCAAGAAAGTGGGATTTATGATTTATTTTAATTTATTTTAATTTATGAAAACAAAACAGGTTATCTTAAAAGTTTTGATACCAAAGGATTATAAGCAATGGATAGAACGCTCCGCCAAGGAGGGAGATATTTCCGAGGCGGAGGTCGTGCGTTCTGTCTTAAAAGAAAAAATAGAAAAATAATATGGAAACATTAGAAAAAGAAAGAGATTTTTTAGAGAGCGAGCATAAAGCCGGTTACCACCAAACTTTCACCGAACATTGCTACGAGTGCGAAAAGCAAAACAGACTTATACAGGCGTTCCGCACCGTGAACCAAAAGCTGTACCGTGCATTCCCTTCTGACAACGAAGCATTACACAACCCTTATGGAGAAAATCTCCCGCTCGGCTATACGCCTGAATAAATATATGTCTTACTCAAATCAATCACAATTAGAAGATGAATGGTCAAACCAAGGCATCGAAGTCAGGATTACGCGCGCCGATGGTCAATATCTTTTCAGGAAATATAACTTGAAAGACGGGCAAGTGCCAGCCGCCGCCCAAGATGGATTACAAGAAATGGTCGATGAACTTTTAGACACGAGCGAGATATCAAATGAATAAAGAACTAGGCGTTACAATTTTATTGACAAGTTTCACTATGTTAGCAATTCTAGGAATTATAATTTATGGCTAAAAATTTAGAAGAAAAAGCAATAGACTTCAAAGGCAAGAAATATGTCCTCGTGGCGGATCGGGTGATTTACTTTAACGAACAGTACCCTGAAGGTTCAATAACGACAGAATTAGTAAGTGCGCCAGAGGCGGATACTGTTATAATTAAAGCAATAGTTAAGCCGAATGAGAAACAGACGTTTACGGGCTATTCGCAGGCAACGTGGGGCGAGGGCTACATAAACAAAACTTCAGCTTTAGAGAACGCCGAAACTTCGGCAGTTGGAAGGGCTTTAGCTTTTATGGGAATTGGAGTTATTGAAAGTATCGCCAGCATTGATGAGATAAAAAAAACAACCACAGGTCGTAAAGAATACAATGCCAAGAATAAAAAAGACCAAGACGAAGGTGTTGACCCATTAGAAGGAAATGATGTAGATATATTCTAAAATGATAATTATTAAAAACTTTTCAGTATTTCGTAGCAAGCCAAGCGAGAATGAAAAAGCGCCTACTCACCGATTAAGCGCAAAAATAGGCGAGAAGTACGAAACAATAGGGTCGGCTTGGACTAAGACTTCGCCTAAAGGTGATAAGTTCCTTTCAGCCAAGTTAATGGATGCGTATATTGACCACACGGACAACGCAAAATCCCGTAGAAGCATAGTCCTGTGTTTTGAAGAAGATTTAAGAGTATTGGCGAAGTTGGCAGAAGTGGAGTTAGATACGCCCGCAGAAGCCCCGCAGAAGCCCGCTAAAGCCCCTACAAGCGATTTAGATGTAATTTAAGCCCTTTATGCCTATCATTATCAAAAACGAAGAATGGTATGAGGCACTGGTAGAAGAATGCAAGGCAATTATCACGGAGGCAGTTTTTACATCTAGGTGGGCTTTGGTAGAGGGATATTGGGAGTTGGGAAAAAGGATTTCTGAAGAAAATAAGAACTTTGAAAGAAATAAAATATACGGACAAAAGATTGTGCAAGGGCTTGCAGAATCTTTAGGCATAGCTAGTAGGACTATTCATTATGCGATTAAAGCCTATGAAAAATATCCTGAAATTGGTAGTATGCCAGAAGGGAAAAACCTCACATGGAATAAATTGATAACACTGTATCTTCCTGAACCAAAGAAAATAGACTTAATAAATGAATTACCAACTGGTAAATTTCAAGTTATTTATGCCGATCCGCCATGGGATGTTAAAGCGGGTCCCGACTGGGGAAGTGGTGAAGAAAGCAAGGATTTACTTTACCCAACAATGTCAATAGAAGAAATAACAGCAATACCTGTTAAAAACCTAGCCGATGAAAATGCTCACTTATATTTATGGGTGATAAATAAATATATAAGAGAAAGTTATGATATTGCTAGGGCTTGGGGATTTGAACCTAGTTGTTTATTGACATGGGTAAAACCGCCACATGGTATTGGATTAGGGGGAACATTTGTGCAAACAACGGAACACCTTTTATTCTGTCGTAGGGGAACACTAGAAGCGAATAAAAGAATTGATACTACTTGGTTTGAATATCCTCGCCTGCAACACTCAGAAAAACCTAAAGAATTCAGGGAAATGATAGAAGCAATATCGCCAGGGAATCGTATAGAATTATTCGCAAGAGAAAAAATAAAAGGTTGGCAAGTTTGGGGAAATGAAGTTTAATTTATGGGAATAATACAAGAAGGGATTGAAGCCGAGCAATGGTTTCTACAAGAATGTAATAAAAGGGAGATAAAATGTTTTCAACCTGACGCTATTACAATGGAAAATGGGACTTGGGTAGTTAATGAAGTTAAACACCAAGAACCATACACTCCTCCTCCTTTTATGGGTCATGGATTACCAAGATGGCAAATAATGACTAGGATGGGATTCTGGACGCTTACAGGAATAAGAATTCGTCTAGTTATTAAAGAAAAAGGAAGCGATGATAAATACTGGCAGTGGTTGGATGTTTTAGAAAAAGGAAAATTCCATGATACATTCAGGAAACAACCAAGAAGAATTTATCCCATTACAAGTTTTATAAAATTTAACGAATTTATATGAACACAAAAACATACGAACCAATACCGGCATTCAACGACCACAAAAACTGTCAAGGACATTCAAACTTTATGTTGTCCTGTGAATACACAAAAAAGGAAGATAGGGATTTATTATCAGAAGTATTATCACGATACATTGAAACGGACAAAGTTACGCAAGAAAAGTAAGCAGAAGATTCCGATTCTTAAAAGAAAATTATGGAAAGTATTTTCTGATTATATTAAGAAGAGGGATAAAAACATTTGTTTCACTTGTTCACGAAGATGTGAAGGTAGCGGGGCGCACGCCGGACACTTCATTCCAAAATCAGTCGGCGGACTCGCGTTATACTTTGATGAAGACAATGTTCATACGCAATGCTTTAACTGCAACATCAATCTTTCCGGCAACCAATATATTTATGGAATAAAGCTCGGCGAAGAAAAAGTAATTATGCTAAACATCCTAAAAACCGCCTACACAAAATGGACCGCCGAAGTATATTTAGAGAAAATTGAGCATTACAAGAAATTATTATGAAATACTTAATAAGCATTCCAGCTATTATTCTAGCTGTCCTTACTTACGGGTGTTCTTATTCCTTCCCTACTTACGCTTGGCACTTTGGCTGGATAGGAGGAGCGTTAGCGGTGTATATTATTAAAAATATATGAATGAACCAGAAATAGTCTATATACACAAAAAAATCAGCGCTCCCATTTTATGGGAGAAAATTTATTATAATCAAGAATTGATTGATGGTTCTAAAAACTTGCGAGGAAAGGAAACAGGTAAGTGGCAAGGGGTAGCATTTCTTTATAGATTTTTAATTCTTAAAGGTGTGAACAAGAATAGATTTCTAATTAAACCTTTTATTGAAGAATATGGAGGAAATAATGAAGAAGAGATGGTCGTAGCTCTTGAAAAGTTGGTAGAAGGAAAAGGAGAATGGAATACAAAAGGGAAGCATTTTAAGGAAGTAAATTTTTTCCCCGAAGAAGTGAACCAAAAATTATTAGAATTTAATTTAGAAAAATATGTCAAAAAAATATCCTAAAGTTATTTTCGTGCAATGTCAAGGAGAAGAAGGGGAAGAGTATTTTGAGGGTTATGAAAACTTTGAAGAATTGCGTGATGATGGAAAGATAGGCGTTTATGTCTTAAAAGAAATAAAAAATCGCAGAACAGAAATAAAACTTGAATAGTTTATTAAAAGATTTATCAAGAGTATAAAGAAATGAAAGAACTACCAAAAAGATTTACCGAAGCTCCTAGAGCAAAAATCTCCCATATTCTAATAGAAGAATTGGAAAAATGGGAAAGCACCACAGCCGTCACCGATAAAGAATTTTTAAGATTGGTGGATAAATTATCAAAGTTAGTTGCGTAGATTAAAAGAAAATGAAAAAGATTTTACAAATTATTCAAAAGTTTCCTTGTAAATATGGCATTCATGCTTGGTCTTATACCAGAAAGGGTAGTAATAGAAAAAGTTATTGCTTCGCTTGTTTAATTAAAAGTACCCCCGCTCTCATAGAGAGATAAATATATGAATGACGTAGAATTAGAATTAAGACAATGCAAAGGCTGTTTCACTATGAAGAATTTTGCCGTTCATTCTAAAGAAGGACTATGTTTCAGATGTCTTGACAGGGCGGAGGCGAAAAGAGAAATTAAGGAAGAATTGATAAAGGAGATTAAAGCTCTGAAAGAAAAAGAATCGCCGCACGCAGGATATAGTAGAGTGGAAGCAAGTATGTATTCTTTTGCAAAAGGATTTAATTCGGCAATAGAAAAGATTATAAAGAAATTATCTGAAGAGAAATGAAAGAATTTAATCCGCAGTCGTGGTCAATAAAAGATGAGATTCAAAAAAGAGCGAACCTTGAAGCACTCGTTGAATGGTCAAAAACTCCACCCATACCTACACCAAAAGTGATAGAATCAAAACCAATCTCTTGGTCGGCGAGATTGCGAAGTTTACTAAAAAGTTTTATAATATAAACATGATAATTCAAGCAAACACAATATTAAAAGATTTCGCTGGCAAAGAGCTGAAACAGGATGGGGAGAATCTAACTCTAGGTAAGGCACTCTCAAATTGTCTTTTGACCTCTAAAGTAACAGGAAAAATGAAACTATATCTCTTGGCGCAAAAACTATTTAGCCAAGACAAAGTGGAAGTAGATGAGAGTGATTTGAATTTGATTAAAAATTGTGCTGAAGGGAGTGAAATGTATCACGCTTTGGTTATTGGACAAGTTCAATTATTGTTAAGTGGAGTAAAATGAGGAAAGGTTTGAAGGGATTTCCTAGAGAAAGATTATGTGTTGATTGTGAGAAGGAATTTATATCCAATACTCCTAGAAACATAAGGTGTGGAAGTGTTTTTGAAAAAGGAAGTTGCACATATACAAATAACTTAAAACGACAAAAAGAAATTAGATATCCAAGATATAAGGAACGTGATTATGAGGTGCGGAGAATTAAGAGGCGGAAGCCCGAAGTTAAGAAAAAAATAGCAGAACGAATCAAGAGATGGAGTAAAACGGAACAGGGTAGAATATCCTTAAAGAGAGCTCGTAAAAAGTTTGCTCCAAAAATGCTAGAACTTACACGAAAAAGGAGACTTCTTAAGAAAGGAATTATGGGCACATACACGGAAGCAGATTGGGATAGAAAGAAAAAAGAATTTAATTATTGTTGCGCTAGGTGTGGTATTCCTGAAAGTCGTTTAAAGGAATTGTGGGGAAAGCAACATTGGAAATTGACAAGAGACCATATTTTACCGATTAGTAAAGGCGGAACTGATAGAATTATAAATATCCAACCTCTTTGTATAAGCTGCAACTGTAAAAAACATGACGCAATAGATTTTAATTTTAAGGTTGGGATAACTTTTGGTGCATGGGATTTTGTTCATGCAGGACACTGCATGACATTCCAAGAATGTAAACAATATTGTGAATACCTAATTGTGGGATTGCATGAAGACCCTAGTATTGAAAGACCTGAAAAAAATAAACCTATAATGACAGTAGAGGAAAGGTTAATTATTTTATCTGGGAACAGATATATTGATAACATTATTGTATATAAAACAGAAAATGATTTGTTAAAGATATTAGAAAATGTAAGACCAGATGTTAGAATTATAGGTGAAGACCATAAAGGCAAACCATTCACAGGAGATAATTTACCACTTAAAACTATTTTTAACAGTCGCCAGCACACATATTCGAGTGCCTCATTAAGACAACGGATTAAAGATTCATTATGAAACACCTCTTCCTAGATATGGACAATACTGTTTGTGAATCCCGACAGGATATTTCAGATAAAATGTTAGAGGTATTGCAACATTTAGGAAGAACACATAATATCGTAGTTATAAGCGGCGCGCAGAAAGAAAGAATGAGGGATCAGTTAAATAACTTGGAATGTATTACGATGGCGCAATCTGGCAACGATACCTATTTATGGAAAAAAACCTTAACAGAAAATGAAAAGAAAAAGATACTAAACCACATAAATAAAATAGTGGAAGTCAAGCCAGATATGATAGATGATAGAGGTTGTTTGATAGCATTGAGTTTGGTGGGGCATAACGCTCCCATAGAATTGAAAAAGACATATGACCCCACAGGAAAGATACGAGAGAAGATACTAAAAGATAAGCCATTTTTGAATAATAAGCTAGAATGTAGGATAGCTGGAACAACCTGTTTAGACTATACTAGAAAGGATGGTACGAAGGGTAAGAACATAGAACGCTTTATACGTCAAATGGAATGGAATAAAAAAGATTGTATATACTTCGGAGATAAACTTATGAAAGGCGGAAATGATGAGTCTGTGATAGGAGTTATACCTGTTGTAGAGGTTGGAAATCCACAGGAACTTATGCTAAAATTAAAAGAATTATATGACTAAAATCTGTATTACAGGCGCAGCAGGATTTGTCGGGCATCATATTGTAGAACACTTTTTGAAGAACTCGGATTGGGAAATTATTGTGTTAGATAAACTAACTTACGCGGCGTCCGGTATGGACAGACTACGAGATATCAAAGCATTTGACGCAAATAGGGTAAAGATGTTTGCGGTGGATTTACAACAACCTTTGTCTCACGGAGTAAAACAAGAGATAGGCGAAGTGGATTATATTTTAAACCTCGCCAGTGAAAGCCATGTGGATAGAAGTATCGCCAACCCAGTCCCTTTTATAGAAAACAATGTTAAATTAGTTTTGACGATATTGGAATGGGCTAGGGAATTAAAGGGATTAAAGAAGTTTATACAATTTTCTACCGACGAGGCATACGGCACAGCCGAAGATGGTGTGGCTTATAAAGAGGGGGATAGGCATAATGCTGGGAATCCATATTCTGCTAGTAAAGACGCGCAGGAGGCAATTTGCAGGGCTTATGCTAACACCTATGGCTTGTCGATAAATATAACTAATGCGATGAACGTAATAGGCGAACGCCAGCACCCTGAAAAGTTTGTGCCAATTTGTATCAGAAAAATTTTGAATGATGAAGTAATTCAAATCCATGCAAACGCGGACTTAACAAAATCAGGAACTAGACACTATTTACACGCTAGAAACATCGCCCAAGCTCTCCATTTCATTTTAGAGAAAACCAATGAAAAACTAGATAAAATAGATGCCTCGCTAGGTTGTTGGAATATTGTAGGAGATATGGAAATTGCAAATGATGATTTTGCTCGTATGATAGGTAAAATAATGGGTAAAAAGCCAAAGATAGAGTTGATTTCTTGGCATCGTTCCCGACCGGGGCATGATTTGGCATATCGCTTATCAGGTGAAAAACTTAAAAAAGTTGGTTTTTCATATCCTATGAGTTTTGAGGAAACATTAAGAAAGCTAGTTAGTTGGACATTGTTGCCTGAAAACAAAAAATGGCTATAAAAAATATAGCAGTAGTTGTGCCGACAATTCGCCCTGAAAGCATAAATGCTTTTATAGAGGCATGGAAAGTGTTATTTGTGAAACACAATGTGGAACTTCTGATTGTAGTAGATGGCGATATACCCTACATTCAATTTATGAACGGCGATAAAGGTTTTTTAAACACGAAAGAACTAGATGAAGATAATTTAATTTCTAATTATTGCGCCGGAGTTCGACAACTTGGTTTCAAATACATTGCTCAACATTTGCCTAATATAGAATATATTTTTACAACCGATGATGATTGTTTTCCAATCGGTGATCCTATCCAAGACCACATAGACCAACTTAATCGCAAAGTGCCGATATCGTGGCTCTCAACGTCTACCAATTCATATATGAGGGGCTTCCCATATAAAGTTAGGGAAGAGGCGCAAGTGATGTTAAGTCATGGCGTGTGGGAGGGGACACCGGACTATGATGCGCCAACTCAACTTCTAACTCCAAAAGACTTTAAACCCTTGTATTATAAAGGTATAATACCGAAGGGGATTTTCTTTCCAATGTGTGGGATGAACCTCTGCTTTAAGCGGGAAGCTCTGTCTTATATTTATTTTGCTCCAGTCGGGCAATTTAAAGGTGCAGAAAGGTGGGATGATATTCTAGCCGGAGTTTTAATTGTTAAAGATTTTGCAAGACTAAACTGGGGCATAGTTTCAGGTTATGCGAGAGTAAACCACCTGCGGGCTAGTAATGTCTTTACAAGTCTTGCAAAAGAAGCAGTGGGGATTTTACATGGGGAAGATTTTTATAAAGACCCCGACAATTACAATGGACATCCATTTTTTGATGAGTTGCGTAAGAAAAGGGCATTGTGGTATAATTTAGTTAATGAAACAAATAAAGACCAAAACAGAAATAATACTAGTTGATGATGAAGATTTTGATGAGTTAAATAAATATGTGTGGAGAATAAATAATTTCGGATATGCTTATAGGGAGCAGTGGAAAAACAATAAAGGGAAAAAAATCTTGATGCAGAGGCAGATTTTAGGGAAATTATCGATAGGAATGGTAACAGACCATATAGATAGAAATAAATTAAATAATCAACGAAGTAACCTAAGAATATGTACACAGAGCGAAAATATATTTAATAGTCCGAAGAAGAAAAATAATAAAAGCGGACATGTAGGAGTAAGATTTTATCACCAAATTGGTAAATGGGAAGCATACATAATGAAAAATTGGAAAAAATATAATCTGGGTGATTTTGATACGCAGGAAGAAGCTATTAAAGCAAGAAAAAATGGGGAGAAATTATTATACCCTAACTTTATTAGAACAGTTTAATGGTTGTCTATAATTTAAGTCATTTAAGGCAAGCGTCAGAGCAGAGCAATCCAGGCCCTATCCAAGACGATGAGGCATTGTTACTTTTTGCTTTGATACGAGTTACCCGCATTAGGCGAATTTTAGAGTTTGGTGGTGTACCGGGATATAGCGCTAGAAACTTTTGTGAAGCAATAGATAATGGCACGGTCTATACTGTTGATTGGGGTGTTGATGGTGTTATTCCAAAACAAGGAGACAACCACGTTGTAATTGTTAAAAACACAGCAGATGTAACTCCCGAAGATTTAGGCAATGAGCCGGTTGATTTGGTATTCTTCGACTGCCACGCATACGAAGCGGAACTTTGTGCGTTTCAAAACCTTCGCCGAGCAGGTATTATTACCGATAAGACTATTTTTGTTTTTCATGATACAAACCTTTTACCAACAGAGCGTGCTTTAGGTTATTCCAATATATCTTATGAGGTAAAAGATGGTTGGGTATTTTGTCCACCCGAACGGCAATTAGTCAATGATTTCAAGGAAATGGGCTATGATATACTTAATTTAGGAACAAACAAGGATGTGCATGGAGCACACTTACCCTATCGTTGTGGATTGAGTATAGCTCGCAAGTTCACTCCACTTGAATTGAAATACGGTGCAACAGCGCCTTGGATGAAACCGCAGGATATGGAAAGTGCTAAATTTACCAAGGTTGCACCTTTTACTTATGTACGGAAAGTGTTATAATATAGGCATGGATTATAAATTAACTTGCAACTCTTGCTCTACATCTTTCTTGCAAGTTGGATGTAGAACAAGGGTAGAAATAAAATGCCAAGCGGAGTTTATATTAGAACGAAGCCAGTTTCATTAGAAACTAGGAAAAAACTGAGTGAGTTGAGTAAGGGTAGAGTGTTTTCTAAAGAAACAAGGAAAAAATTAAGTAATGCGCTAATGGGTAGGATAGTTTCGGAAGAATGGAGAAGAAAAATTGGTCTATCCAAAAAGGGCAAAAAATATCCTAACAGAAAAAAACCTCCTGAGAAGAGTTTAGAACATAGAAGAAAATTAAGCGAAGCTCTGAGCGGTGAAAAGTGTTATAAATGGATGGGTGATGATGTAGGTTATTCAGGATTGCACGCGTGGGTGAAAAAAAATTTAGGCAAGCCGGATACTTGTGAGCATTGCGGTAAAACTGGGTTGAGAGGGCATAAAATACACTGGGCGAACAAAAGCGGAGAGTATAAAAGAGAAATAACAGACTGGATTCGCTTATGTGTTAAGTGCCATAGTAAATATGATAATGATAAAAAAATTAAATCATGATTACGCATAATGGACAGACCTACAAGGTTGTGATTTGCACGCCAGCCGGAAGAAAAAAATATTTAGATATTTTTAAGCATTTTATCTATCGCAAGATAAAAAATGGCGTGGTTGAAAATTGGCAATTATGGATGAATACAGTTGACGAAGAGGATGGGAATTACCTCACCTCAATGGAGGCAGAGAACCCGAAGGTAAAAATTTACAGACTAGGTGAACCCATTACTCCCACTTGGGAAACTTACAACGCTTTACAAACTCATAAGTTCTTCGTGAATACCCACGATGACGATACGATTTACATAAGATTTGATGACGATATAATCTGGTGCGCCGATGACGCGATAGAAAAGATATGCAAGGCAAGGATAGACAATCCCGATGCTTTTCTAATTTATCCAAACATAATCAATAGCACAATTTGTAATTCGTGGCATCAGGATAATGGGGCTTTGAGTGAGGAGGCTGGTAGTGTGAGACGATATACAAAGGCAGACCCTGACTATGCTTATCTTGACCCATTCAATTATTCTGATGGTAGATTTGCAGACCATATCCACGAAACTTTTAAACAACATTATCTAAAAGGAACATTAAGCGCATACTACCTGCCTAGTCGGACACTTAGTGATTACGAAAGATTTTCTATTTGTTGTATATGTTGGTTCGGTAAGGATAAATTAAGACCTGGCTATATCGAAGAACCACAGTTGGCGTATCAGATACCCGAAGAGCTAGGGCGACCTAATTTCTTTTGTGGTGATGCTCTTATGGTGCATGCCGCCTACCATACCCAACGCAAATATCTAGCTGCAACAGGAGATGTTGCTTTGAAATTTTATGAAACTATTGTCTATTGATGCTCCAAGCAAGTAAAGTCTTAGAACTTTGCGCTACTGCTCACGAAACTGCGGTGATTACCGAAGACGAATACAAAATTGCCGAACTTTTTGACTACGATAAAAATATTCAATACATCGTAGATATAGGAGCAAACTTGGGTGCGGCGAGTGTGCAATTTCAAAAGTTCTATCCCGAAGCCAAGATACTTGTCTGCGAACCTGAACCGGAATTGATGAAATATGCTAAAATAAACACAGACAATAAACTTATTTATGTGGAAGAAGCAATAATCGGAGATGACCGAAAGGAAGTTACGTTTAATGTCTGTAAATGGGCGGGTAATGGACACGTGGATGGAAACTTTAGGTGGGACTTATTCTCTCCAATGGGTTCAGAGAAAATAGGCGAGATAAAGGTCAAGGCATCTACTCTAAAAGACATAATGGACATATACAAATTCCCCCAGATAGACATACTTAAAAGTGATACAGAAGGAATGGAAGGGCAGATATTAATAAAGTTCAAGCCATATCTTAATTTAGTAAAACACTTTAGGGGTGAATGGCATGGAGATGTGGATAGGGAAATAATGAAAGAAGCTCTAAAGGACACTCACGATATATTTATTGATAGAAAGTTTACCTCTCATGGAGATTTTTTCGCCACAAGAAAAGATATAAGTGAGACATTAAAGAGAGTTATAGAAAAAGATGGGTATAGAATTGTAAAACGTGTAGGGCTTCCTGATTTAATCATAACGATATGAAAAAAGGAATAGTCATTGGAACAAGTAAATATACTTCCGCTTTCTTAAAAGATTGTTTAGAAAGTATAGAGAAAACGCCTTACGATATTTTAATTGTAAGCAACGATAATTACCACCCAGATTTATCATACTTTGACCGACAATATGATATAATTGTAAATGATTGGAATGGCTGGGAAATCGCCTGTATAGAAAGGGGAAAAGAAAAGTACGAGGAGTTTATCTTTTTAATGGATTCCACTCTCATAAAAGATATTTCACTCTTTGATGAATTGTTCGCCATAGAAGGAAATGTGGTATTGACAAAAAATAATTTTCACTATATGGGTAAATTTGTAACAAAGGAATTGCCAAATCTTCCAAGAGTCCACGATAAAAATATGGCGATAATGTTAGAGACAAAGTGGCTCGATGGATATAAATATAGTGAATTCACTCCTGATTTACCGGTACATAGCCTCAATAGAGAAATAATACATGGGCAAGACCGCATGAGAATAGAAAATGAATATATTGTCAAATGGAAGGGTACTGCCTGGATAAGTCAAGAACAAATGAAAGAATTAGAAACTACCAATAAACTGAAACAAGTGTTATAATATATGATATGGAAAATACTCAAGAGCAACATAAGAAGCAGTATGATTGGTTGAAGCAATATCAATTTCAAAAAGGGCAATCGGGAAATCCTGGCGGTGCAAGAAAGGGAAAGAAAATGAAGACTATGGCGGCTGAATTATTACAGAATATGTCAGATGAAGAGAAGGCAGAATGGCTTAAAACACAAGATTTAGATTTTGTATGGAAAATGGCTGAAGGAATGCCTGATAGTAAAACAGAAGCAACTGGTATAACTCAAGTTTTGTTATTAGATAAAGATTTAGCTGAATCTTATGGCATACGCATTGCACCCGAATCAAAAGACAGTAGCCAAGAGTAAAGCAAGATTTAAGGTTCTTAATTGTGGTAGGCGTTGGGGTAAAACTACTCTAGCGGTAGAGATAATGCTGATGAAAGCATTTGCTAAGAGTGTAAAGATAGCTTACATAGCACCTACCATTCAGCAAGCGAGAGATATTGCTTTTGCAATGTTAAAGAAAGAATTGCAACCTATTCTGTTAAAAGTAAAAGAAGCGCCTAGTTTAGAGTTCACAGTCAAGACACAGGACAATACGGAAAGTTTAATTGTATTACGAGGTTGGGAAGCCATAGAGAACTTACGAGGACAGGCATTTGATTTTATTATTTTAGACGAGGTAGCTTCAATGAGGAACTTTTGGACAGGCTGGCAGGAAGTATTACGACCAACACTAACAGATACAAAAGGCGGAACAATGTTTGTCTCTACTCCAAAAGGATTTAATCACTTCTACGATTTATTCAATGAAGAGTTGAAAGACAAAGACTACAAGAGTTTTCATTTCACAAGTTATGACAATCCATTTGTGCCGAAGGAGGAAATAGATAATGCTAAAGCTACGCTACCTTTAGAGCGATTTGAACAGGAATACATGGCGAGCTTTCAGAAAACGCAAGGACTGGTTTATAAAGAATTTAGCAGAGAGAAACACTTATACGAAACATTACCGGAGAATACTTACGAGAAACTAGGCGGCGTGGATTTTGGATTTAGAAATCCTGCGGGAGTATTGAGCATTTACTTTGCCAAGGAGAAGTTCTGGGTAGAAGATGAATGGTATAAGCGAGAGAGAACAGACGCAGTGATAGCGGATTATGTAAAAGGAAATAAGTTTGATGAAGTTTATCCTGACCCAGAGAATCAGGGCGGCATAGAAGAACTTAAACAGAGAAATATAAATGTGCGAGAAGTTGTCAAAGGGAAAGGAAGTATCATCACTGGGATAAATAAAGTTAAAGAAGCATTTGTTACAGGCAAGCTAATGATAAACAAGAAGTGCGTAAACTTGATTGCTGAATTAGAAATGTACTCCTATGATGATGAAAAAGGTGATAGGAATGAAAATGAAAATCCGGTGAAAGCCAACGACCATTTACTCGATGCCTTACGCTACGTAATTATGATGAAGAATGTTGGATTAGATATGGAAGCTGAAAAAGCTGATAGAATGTTATCAAGATTAAGAAATCTACAACCACAACGATGAGACCAACATTAAATGATAAAGAAGAATACGATTTGATAAAAAGTGTTTACTTTAAAGATAATAAACCATTACACGAAGATTTAGACCCCGTTGAGAGGTTAGATAGAATGGAAGCGAGACAAAGATTTGATAGTAAAAGCTCTCGATAGCTTGCCTTTATATTTACGTGAGAATATAATTAAGTAATATGCTAACTATTAAACAAGAGTTGGAAATCATCAAGGGTAACTACGATAAAACTATTGACTTAGTCGATGGGTTGAAATTTTCTCAAAAGAAACAAATAAAAACGATTGAGTACTATAACAACTCGAAGTATCTTAATGGACAGAAAGATGAACTGGGCAGGGAAAAACCTTTCTTCCAAGTTCTAAATGCTATTTGCGATGTAGAAAATTCCGCTAAAGATATTGACACTAAAGATATTCAAATAACTTCGGATGACGCTAATCACTATTTAGAGAGTTGGCTTCTTTCAAAGGATATTTATGTATGGATGAAAGAAATCAATTTCGCCAAAACATTAAACGATATGCGGGATATGCACACTCGGTATGGTTCTCTATTGGTAAAAAAGGTAATGAAAGACAAAGAGCTTACTTTGGAACTACCAGAGTGGAAAAACACTTTAACCGACCAAGTAAATATAATCAAAGGTGCGATAGTGGAGACGCATTGGATGACCGCCAATGAACTTTCTAAAATGACCGAATGGAAGAACGTGGATAAGGTGATAGATAAGTTAAAGAATAGCGGATCAAGCAAGCGTGTGCCAATCTATGAGATACGAGGCGAGTTTAGTTATGCTACTTACAAGGATGCGATAGGTGAAAAATATACATCAAAGGATGAAAAGACATTCAGCTACCAACTTTATTATATCGCCGGTAACCCAGTAGAGTCTGGTAAGACCGACAGCTTTGAAACTTATGAGAAACTTTATTGCGAAGATGACACGGAGAGAGTGTATAAATATCTGGCAAGGAAACCTAAAGCCGGGAGAAGTTTTGGTGTCGGCGTAATGGAAGAAGGTGAGGAAGCCCAAGTATGGACTAATGATGCGGTGCTGAAACAATACAGGGCGATGGAATACACTACAAAAGTAATCGGACAATCCGCTTCAAAGAAACTTAAAGGCAGAAACCTCTTAACAGAAACAGATGATGGTACGATATTAGAAACTGAAGAAGGCAAACCAATAGAAGCTCTGAATCTATTACCTAGCGGCGGACTCAATCAATATGGACTCTTAATCACTCAATGGTACGATCAGTTAGAGAAAACTACATCAGCTTACGCCGCGCAGAGAGGTGAAACACCACCAAGTGGCACGCCTTTTAGATTACAAGCCACTGTTTTACAACAATCAAACAGTGTGTTTAAAACTTTACAGCAAGAACTTGGCATATTTATAACCGAGATTATTGAAGATTGGGTGATGCCCTATTTATCTTCAAAGTTAAACCGAGAGCATATCCTTGCTTATGATTTTTCGCCGGAAGAACTTAAAACAATAGACGACAAATTTACTGCCAAAGAAGCTAACCAGCGTGCGATTGAACAAATCTTATCAGGTAAAATGGTAACCCAAGAAGAGTACGATGGTTGGATAGAAAATTACGATGAATTTATTAAACAGACTAAATCTCAAAGATTCATTAAAATCCCCAAAGATTTCTACAAGAATCTCAAAGCTAAAGTTACAGTAAATATAACCGGTGAACAGAGAAATAAAGCGGCGACACTCGAATCCTTAAACAATATCTTAATAACTTACGCATCTAATCCTAATCTTTCGCAAGATCCAGTAGCTTCACAGCTATTAACTAGGATTATTGAGTTGTCTGGGGCAGGAATTTCGCCCATATCTATTACTGGCGCTATAAATGAGAAAGCAAAGAAGGATGCGGAAACTATGCAACAGAATCAAATGATGCAAAAACCTATACCTAGTCCGATGTCCTTGCAGGCCAATCCATTACCGCAATGAAAAGTCTCCAAGAATTTTACCAAGACACCGATACAAAGAATAATGTCCATGAATATCTGATACAATACTTAAAAGATGAGGCCGTGCGAAGGTTAATGGATAGAGAAGAACCTTATGCAGTTGCGGACGCCAAAGAGGTGATAGATGCTGCGTTTAATAATTTAGAAATAATGTTTACACCCAAACCAAAAGAAAAGGATCAGATAAATGTAGCGAGATAGCAAGATGAAGAGAATAGAATTGACAAAAAATAAATATGCAATGGTCGATGAAAAAGATTTTGATAAATTGAATCAATTCTCGTGGTATTGTTCTAGTACTGGATACGCTGTAAGGAATGGCAGAAATAGTGAAGGAAAAAGAAAAACGATATGGATGCATAGAGAAATCGTAGATACTCCGAATGGTATGGACACAGATCATATAAACAGAAATCGGTTGGATAATCGTAGGAATAATCTAAGAATAGCAACTCGTTCAGAGAATCAATGGAATAGCAACATCCGTAGGGATAATAAAAGTGGTTTGAAAGGAGTAAGTTTCAAAAAACAATCTAAGAGATGGGTGGCACAGATCTCGTCATTTGGAAAAGTATTTCATATTGGATATTTTAATACTCCCAAAGAAGCATCAAAAGCATATAATCAAAGGTCGCAAGGATTATTCAATAATTTAGCAATAAAACAATAAATGAGAAAAAAAGTAAGCAATTTCACAAAAGAATTTTGGGCTTCGCCAAGTGCGGGATTGCCAGCTACCACTAAAGGACCGTCCATTCGCAACTTTAGTTATAATGTAGGATCAATCGCTAAAGGTATAGCTGAATTTCACGCGACAAGAGGAGTAGGCAAACCACGAAGAACGAAACTAGGTCGTGATTATAAATAAGTAATAATAATTTTATGGATGAAGAAAAAAAGACAGAACCAACACCAGAGCCGGTAGTAGGTACTGAAACTACTGGAACAGTTTAGACCAATGATGTCAATAAACCCATTTAACCGCAAATCGGCTCTGCATAAACCGACTAACGCCCGATGAGAGGCATAAACCATCAAATATCTATGGCTGACGAAGCTGAAGATGTCGCTGTGGACACAAACACAGAGGTTCACGAAGCTACCAATAGCAACGAAACCAGTGAACAGGAAGACACTGAAGTTCTAAAGATAGAAGCGGAAAAAGCAAAGAAATTTGCTAAAGACGCTATCGGTAGAGCTACAAAAGCTGAAGCAGAGTTAAAAGCTCTGAAAGAAGCTAAGCTTCCCGTTAACAATGACCCACAACTTTCAGAAGAACTCAAACTAATTGCTCGCGGACTATCAGATGAAGAAATCGAAAAGGCGAAAGTTATTGCCAAAGGCGCAGACATGACTCTGCAAGAGGCAATCAAAGACCCTCTATTTCTCTCTTATCAGACGACGCTGAAAGAGAAAGAAAAGAAGGAAAAAGCTAAACTTGGTGCTTCAAAAGGTTCAGGTGAATCGGAAGATGAATCCTTAATCAAGCCAGATATGTCCCGCGAGGAACACGAAAAAGCATTTAAGAAAGTTATGGGTATCTAATAGCTAACATTAAAAACATAATGTGTTAGTCGAAAATATATGGCATTCCCAACCACAACAATGACGGGTACAACGCTCGCCGTGAACATCCCGTTACTCTGGGGAGATAAGATAAATGAATTCTTCAAACTGAAACTTCTGATAGCGGACTTTTTCGTAGACCGTTCTTCAGAACTAGCAAGTGGAGGTTCAGCTCTTTATACTCCAAACTTATCTGAATTTGGCGCTAATGCAAAAGTGGTAGCTACTGCAGTAACTTTAAATGCCCCAACGGACACTAAAATTACTTTGACAGTAGACCAATGGTATGAAGTATCCTTCGCAATAGAAGACCGCGAAGCCGCCCAAGTTAAACACTCATACTATCTCCAAGAGAGATATGCAAAGAGTTCAGGGTACACGATGGCAAAGAAGTTGGAAGTTGCTCTGGCATCCCTATTCCAAGGGTTTAGCACAGTAGTAGGCGCTTCAACTGCAAACCTAGCCGACTCTGATATTCGCGCGGCAATTTCAGCTTTGGAGTCTGTAGGAATTGACACGTCTTCTGACGTTGCTTTCTTCCTTTCTCCTTCCGTATTTTGGAAACAAATCCAAAACATTGATAAGTTCTCCTTGGCAGTGAACTCACCCGTCAATGACCCGACAGCCAAGACACCTCGCGCTTCTTTGTATGGTATTCCGGTTTACGTTTCCAACAACGTGCAATACGTTTCAGGAACGGCTGGACGATACAATGCGCTTGCTCACCGAGACGCGCTACATTTTGCAACCTCACCACTAGGTAGTGGTGGTTCATTAGGTAGTAGCATGACAGGACGCTATGGCGTTCGTGTGCAGTCAAACTACATTCCCGATTATCTTTCAACTCTAACTACAGCCGATTTACTTTATGGCGTAGTAGAGAATAGAGATAACGCAGGAGTTTCGCTTTTGACAGCGGCTTAATTATCAATTTAATTTAAATTGTTTAGTGGTGTCCACATCTAATTGCGGAACATCACTAAATTAGAAAACAATTTATGCCAGTCGTAATATCCCCAAATATAAAAAAGGAAAGTGTCAGGATAGACCCTAGTGGGAATATCATCAATCCAAAGACTAGACAAATAATTCAGCCAGTTGAGCCAGAAGAAATGCAATCAGAAGTTATACCAACACCAATAATGCCAGCAAAAACTTCCAAGATAGATGAAATGATTAGTCGAAAAATTGAGGAGATTATTAACAGGAAGATAACCGAAGCGCTAGAAAAATTATGAAAGTTTACTTCATGAGTTCATACGAGGGGTGTTTTAATGTAAGGTGTCTATTTCCTCTGCAAGAAAATGGCTGGGACGGAGATAGGACAACGCTGACTCTCCAAAGAATTTCCCCAGAACAAAAAGCCAAGGCATTAGTTGATGCGGATGTTGTAGTTTTTCATCGTCCCGAAAGAGCTGAAGCTTTGGCGGCGGCACGCGCTCTAAAGAAAGCGGGTAAAAAGATAGTCGCTGACAACGATGATACTTTCAAGGATTACAATGGTTTCAAATTCAATGAGTATATGAACGAGGAGAAAGTAAAGCGAGGACTAGACACACTGAATAAAAGCATAGATACCTTTGTTAAAGAAGCCGACCTCATAACTTGCTCTACGGAATTTCTTAAAAAGGAATATCTTGAACTCAACCCAAACGTAGTAGTCCTGCCAAATTGTGTAGACCCTTTCTACTACCCAGAACCGCTTAAAAACGAAACAGATATTGTGCGAATAGGTATAACTGGAAGCGTGGGTGTAACCTCCGACGTAGAAGTGCTAAAACCTATCATAGAACACTACCAACACGACCCGAGAGTTCGCCTAGTTCTACTTTCACTACCACCGGAAGGCGATAATGAAATCTACAAGAAACTTTACGTAGATGAGTATGCTTTTTGGAATAAAGTAAATATAGAATGGCACTCTTTTGTTAGTAGTGATATTTATTACCAATACTTGAACGAATTAAAATTAGATATAGTAATTATTCCTAGATATGAATCGTATTTCAATAGATGCAAGTCAAATCTGAAGTTCTTGGAAAATTCCATGTTAGAAATCCCAACCATAGGACAGAGTTTTTCAACCAAAGATAGCCCCTATGAAGTTAATTCCAAAGATGCTAAACACTTATTGCTGGCTACCAACACAGAAAGTTGGATATTTCAAATGGAACAGTTGATAACAAACAAGGAATCACGCAGAGAAATGGGACGTAAAGCAAAGGAATATGTCGTAGAAAATTATTCCATAGAAAAAAATGCTCCCTTGTGGCGTGAAGCGTATGAGTCTCTCTTTAATAGTGGTATAATGAATAAATAAAATGCTTTACCCAAAAGTAGTAACAATTCAGAATTCCAAACTAAAAGACCTTCTTACAAAAAAAGGAGAGTTGGTGGAAATTGGCAGAGCAAAATCGGTAGAAATAGAACAACTTGAAAAGGAAATGGAGGAAACTGATAAGAAAATTCAGGAAGAAGAAAAGAAAGTAGAAATTGCCGATATAAACGAGAAACAAAAAGTAGTCGGAGCGAAAGTGGACGAAGCTATTAAAGAGATGGATGCGTTAAAGAAAGAAATCTTTGACAGGATGATGAAACAAGTTCCGCAAGAATTGCATACCAAGTATGATGAGTTGAAAAAAAAGAAAGAAGAACTAGAAACTGAAAGAAATAAAATCGCTCTTAAAGCTCAGAAATTCTCCGATAAAATAATCCCGCTTGGCAGAGAGTTAATGAAACCATTTCTGGAAGACCAGTTTGACGACAATGAAAGTCTGCAACTTGTAGATGGCGAGATACAAGCAACGATTTTTAATCACTTGGTTGACTTTAAGAATAACTTTAAGAAAAGACAATGAGCATACCTTTTTCAGATACAATCAATGATACGGGAATTTTACAACGAACTAGAGCAATGGCTAGAGTTGACGCAAACCAATGGGCGACCTCACGGGTCGTAAATTCCTCAAACGACTGGCTTAATAAAATCTTTACTTATGGAAAAGGCAATGATAAGAAATTTCAACTTGATGATACAAATCACACTAAACTACCTATTGGGGTATCAAATCTTACAGCAAATGTAGCTGAATATTCTTTCTTAACTGATGAGCAAGGAAATAGAATCACCAATCTTACTAGAATAGACATTTTAGACGTTACAGGGTTTTATAGACAGCTTATTCCAATAGACCAAGCGCAACTAGGTGGCATAGCACTAGACGAATGGAATAAAACGGCAGGGCTTCCTCTTTACTATGACAAAATAGCCGACAATGTGATAAAACTTTATCCAAAACCAGCTACTTCAGTAACCGCAGGAATTAAATACTATTTTCAACGTTCACCCTCATATTTTGTAGCTACCGATACAACTAAAGCACCTGGTGTAGCTGACGATTTACATAGAGGATTTGTTGTGGCGAGTGCTTACGATGCCGCATTTACATTGGGACTTCCCAATTTACAGGCGTTAAGTGTGGAACTTCAAAAGGAAGAGCAGAAGTTAGAAGACTATTTCGCTACGAGAGAAACAGATGAGCCAAATGTATTACAAGTTAAACATAGAAGCCCAAGATGATAAATCAAGACAAACCTACAAATTTTTCCTCTATATTTTTATTACAAGAAAGTAGTAGTTTTTTATTATTAGAAACAGGAGGCAAGATAGTTCTTGTTACTCCACTTATGATTAACCAAGCTAAACCTTAAATATATGGCAGACTTAAAAATAACGGATTTAAACAATTACACTACTCCCCTTGATGCAGATGTACTACCCATCGTGGATGTCGCTAACCTAATTACGAAGAAAATACCAATTAGCGCAATCTTTCCCGCATCTGCTGACGATAACGCCATTACAAGATTTGATGGAACGACTGGTAAACTTCTTCAAAATAGTGTTCTTAAAATAAGCGATTTATCAGCGAACCAGATTGTTGTAACGCCTCCCAGCGTAGCAGGTGTTGGAACGACGATTAGTCTTTTAGGAGGTACTTCTACGGGTGATATTGGAGGGTCAATAGCAATCAATGGAGGCGACGGAGGCGGAACAGGAGGTGGGGGAAATGTTGTTATCACTGGCGGTGGTGTAACTGGGTCGGGAGCAAAAGGAAAGATATTTTTATTCGAACCGGGTCTTTCTTTTGCAGGAATTTTAGATTTGTCTTTGATAGCCGCGTCAAACAAGACATTTAGTTTTCCTAATTTTAGCGGAGCGATTGCGCTACAAACAGGGGCAACTAATTTTGCCACGGACGCAGGTTCTACTGATGACTACGTTATAACTTTATCTCCAGTTCCAGTTCTAACAACAGGAATGATAGTAGTGCTCAAAGCTAATACCGCTAACACTGGCGCATCTACTTTGAATGTAAATGGCACAGGGGCGGTTGCCATCGTGAAAGCTGTGAGTACGGCGCTCTCCAATAATGATATTTTAGCGAATATGTTTTGCCTATGTGTTTATAATGGGTCGGTTTGGGTATTGATGAATCCAAGAGCTCTATAAAGTGCAACCACAAGGAACACAACAGAACAGTTGGTATTCCGGGATTAGCGATGATCCTCGCGCTATTTCGCAGAGTGGTTTTTCAATAGCAAAACACTTTGATATTTTTACCAATCCGAATCGGTTAAGCCCTTATAGAAGTTTTGAGGCAGATACAAATGACGGAAACACGGGAATAGGAATGAAACAATATGCTGTAAAAGATTTCCTCTACGCTTCAGCGTCCGCTAAACTTTATGGTTTAGGACAGACTGCTGGGGGACTTACTAAAATTGTTTATAAAGCAGACGCTACGCAAGGAAACTGGACTCTCCCAGCGTCTTCAGAAGGCAATGGAGCAGTCAAGAGCGGCACATTGCTAGAATACAAAAATTATCTATGGGGCTTTCAAGGTACAACCCAAGTATGGAAATGGGGACTACTATCGGGTTCGCCTTCAATAACCAATTCAGCAGGTATAGTCGGCACGGTCTACAATACAATTACAGCTATTTCAGTAGTTGCTGGCGGCACTCTGTACAATGTAAATGACATTTTATATATAGGTGGAGGTTCGGGTGGAACAGCTATCGTGGCAACAGTTACTGCGGGCGGAGTGGTTGCCACAGTTACCCTATTAGAGCCAGGATATAATTATTCAACAGGCACAAAAGCGACAACTACTTCATCCGCCACAGGTACAGCTTGCACTATCGGAGTAACTACTGTCGCTGATACTTCTGTTACAATTTCAAGCAATGCGCAAGGCATAATCGCTAAAGATGATAATGGATATATTTTTTACAACAACATCGTAGTAAGAATCTATCCAAGTGGAACAGTCCAAGACCAAGCCCTCAAACTTCCAACTAACTTAAAAATAACTTCAGCGTGCAATTTTGGCAACTATATGGCAATCGGCTGTTCACCGATAAATATTTATAACGGTGTGAGTAAAGTTTTTCTATGGAATCTTTACTCCCCCGATGTACAAGAAGTAATTGACTGGGGCGAGGGAGAATTGCGAGTGCTAGACAATGTGGAGGGAATGTTGGTAGGTATTACTGACCGATATTTAAATAATGCTAGTGGCGCAGGGCGAGGTTCAATGATAATTCAGGGATATTCAGGCGGAGTTCCGCAAGTCTTAAAAGAAGTATTCACTCAAAAATTGAATGGCATAGGAATACCTTTAAGTAAAGCGATCAAGAATAACCGTCTATTCTTTTCGGTAAAAATAATGACCAATGACATAGGCACAGAATACAACGAAGGACTTTGGTCTTTCGGCAGAAAAAATGTCAATTATCCCTACGCCCTTTCGCTGGATTATATTTCCGAAAATATCACAACATCAGGCATACAAGGTTTTGGTTCTGCGGGCAATTTCTTTTTTATGGCTCATAGTGGAGACGGAAGTATAGATAAAACTGACGATACAGCTTTGTATTCTTTCACTTCTATTTTAGAAACACAAATACAAAATTACGGCAGTTCGGATATTGAAAAAAGACTAGACAAGATAAAAGTTTCTTTCAGAAAATTAGCGACTGGAGAAAGTTTGGCAGTAAAATACAAAATAGACGGGGCGACAAGTTTTACCACTATCGGCACTTTTAATACAGTTGGAGCAATTTCAAAAACATTTTTACGAGACGAGACTAACGCAGTAGATTTTAAGTCAGGCAAAGAGTTTTTATTTAGATTTGAGTCTACTGGAGGATTAGAAATAACAAGTTTGGAGACTTTAGCCACTCCAATGAGTACAATTTAATGGATAAAAATACGCAAGAACAATTACAAGCCCTCAAAAATGATTTAGAATCCCTGACACAAGAGGTTTACAGAAATAATTTTTCAGGATCACAAGACTTCAACAAATTTTCACGGTTTAATACAAGACTTAAAGTTCCGCATTATGATTTTCCTCCATTAGTTTGTGAGGTAGGAGAAATTATAGAGTCAGGCGGAGTTTTATATCTTTGTAGTTCAGCGAATCGGTTTACATTAGTGTAGAATATATATATGGCAACAACAGTAAAAAAAACAGCTCCAAAAGCAGGACAGCCGGGATTTATCGGCCCTCTTAAAGTTGCGCCTCTTCCCAAAGTTAATTTATCTCTTCCAAGTATGTCTTCAGGAGGAACTATTAAAACTAGTACAAATCTTTTATCACCCGCCGTGGCAAAACAAGCATCTAGCGGAGGGCTTGCCGACACCACCTCAAGCCAGCCGGGCGCTTATAGCACTCGTTCTAATAGTACTCCTCCTCCAGTTTATAAAGGACAGGCATACAACGCCCAAGGGAAAGTTATTGCTAGCGGTTCAAGTATAAATCTTTTAAGTCCCGCAGTAGCTAATCAAGTAGCAACTGGCGGATTCCAAAATCTTAGCGGAACTTCAACACAAACCAATTCTGTTCAAAGGTCTAATCTTGCTTCAGGTATTACTAGCAGCCCCACAACTAATGTCATGGGCGTGCAGGATCTTAGTCCGAGTAATACTAAACTTACTTTTCCTGAACCAAAGGTAACAGATTATTCAATGGACATTCCCACTCCGATTGAACAGCAAAGATTAGATTTAGAAGCTGAACAGAAAGGCACACAAGAGGACTACATTTCGCAACTATTGAAAGATTACAACCAAAAAGAATCAGCTTCGGACATAGATAGAAAACTACAAAAACAGTTAGGCATCAAAGAAAAACAGCAAGCAGTTAGCGACTTGACAGGACAACTTAATGGAATAGTGGCTAAAGGACAAGCCAACCAACTTTCTTTAACAGGTCAGGGACGTGGAATACCAGAAGCCATCATTGGTGGACAACAGGCAGAGATAGGGCGAGAAACTGCTATCGCAGCACTTCCTGTTCAAGCGCAACTCTCTGCAGCCCAGGGCAACCTAGAGATGGCTAATGATAGTTTAGACCGCCTGTTTAAGATTTATTCCGAAGAAGCGCAAAATGAATTTGATTTTAAGAGAGAAGTCAGAACTAAAGTCTATGAGTTTGCCACGGCTGACCAAAAAAGAAAACTAGATGTATTGGATAAACAAGAAGCGAGGGCTTTACAAGAACGAGACGCAATGCTAGTGGATGGAAAATCTTACGCTAAAATGGCTTTTGCCAATGGGCAATCTGCGCTCGGAGCAAAGATAATGGGACTTGATATAAAATCTCCAACTTACCAACGAGATTTAGTAAATCTCATCTCGCAGGTTAAAGACCCAAATTTTCAACTAGATGTACAAATTAAACAACAGCAACTTGCAAATCTACAAAAACAAAATAGTTTACTAGGTGAACCAACTGCGGCAGAAAAAAAAGCTACGGCAAGTGCATTACAAAATGCTAAATCTAGTATTCCGATAATGAATGATAAAATTGAAGCTGTAGATGCCTTATTAACTAACAATGGGCTTCCTTCACGAGTTGGTACTAATATTCTTTCAAGAACTCCGAAAGGATTTCGGGGAACTGCAGGAAAAGCTTTAACTGGTGTGGGATTATTGGAACTTCCATTTGACGCTTATTCAATGCTCTCTGGTTTAGGTCAAAGTTTCGCAGGTGGTGTCCACAAACTCGTTTCAGGTCTTACGCTTGATTCACTTATCGCCGCAAAGGCAAGGGGAGCGACTTTCGGCGCTTTAAGCGAAGGAGAGCTGAATATCTTGGCAAATTCCGCTTCGGCAATAAATGATTGGGAAATTAAAGATGGTAAAGGAAATGGGACTGGAATATGGAATATAGATGAAGGAACTTTCAAAACTGAACTCAAAAGTATTCAAGACCTTACCCGTAGAGCGATATTACTTTCACAGGGAACAATTTTAACCCAAGATGAACAAGGTATAATAAATACAACATTTAGCCCTGATAATATGCCAATAGACCCATCTAACTATTACTAACTTAAAATATATGGCTTTCAACGATAAAGAACAACAAATAATAAAATGGGGACTACAAAATGGAAAATCCCAACAGGAAGTAACTCAGGCAATTACTAATTTTAGAACTGGTGTATTGCCTCAAAAACAAGAAGTTCAAGAACCTTCCTTTTTAGAAGGATTAAAAAACGACTTGAACACTAGAGTGGAAAGAACTGGGGGTATTTTAAGTAGACCAGATTCTTCAATAGTAGAAAAAGGTGTTCAAACATTCGGTCAAGGCGCTGGTTTAGCGGCTAATGCGATAGAACAAACTGCTATGAAGATTCCGGGAGTCAAGCAAGTTGTTCAAGGATTTAGTGCGGGAGTAAAATGGCTATCCGAATCAACACCAATTAAAGCAATCGGTAATGTTATTGGTTCAAACAAAACTGTTCAAGATGTTACGCACCTATATGATACTGACCAAAATTTCAAAGACTCTGTGGACGCAGTTGCTAATTCTGTTCGTTTAACTGGTGATGTTCAAGCAATAGCGGATGTTGCTACACTTACAAAGAATGTTGCTAACAAACTATTATCTCATAATAAAGCGAAACTTGCAGATGTAGAAGCTGGTTTTGAGCAAAATGGAACGACCGCTAATACAGTAAAAATGCAAGATAAATATATCGCATCGGGCGACTATAAACCTGAAGCTGTTTATAGCAACCCATCTGCTAAAATTTATCAGCCCACTGTTGCCAAACAGGTTGTTAGCGATGGTGCGAATAACTTTATAGAACATGGTTTTCAGGAACTAGCTAATAAATATACGAGTATGTTCGGTGATTTTACAAAAGTTACTCCCGAGCAAGTTTTGAATAATGGAAAATTGATGGCGACAGAAATAAAAACTGGCTTGTCTGGACTATCGTCTGGATTGACTGACACATTAAAAGTAGGATTAAAAGGTATAACGGATAGCAAACTCGCTGGTAATATAACGAAAGATGTATTGCCGACTACAGATAGAATAGTAAATACAGAAGTTACTAAAGCGTTAGACTTGACACAAGGAGATGTAAAAAATATCTCACTATCTACTGGGAATGATGTGGGGAAATTTATGGCTGATAATAATTTAATTCATAATACACTACCAGAGACAATCAAAGCAGTAGATGATTTTTTCAGAACAAATTATGATGCCGTTCGAGTAGAAATAAAGAAAGTGTCAAATATATATAAAGCAAAGGATGTTCCACGCTATGAAGAAGCGTTAAAGGCGATAAAAAAGCAGATAAATGACACACCAGGATTACAAAAAGCTAATCAAGAGTTAGACGCATTACTAAAAAAGAAAAACATAACTTTGGAAAATGTACAAAGAGCTAAAGAACTATTAGATGAACACTTTTCATTATATAAAGCTACAGGGGATGTTAAGGAAAGCGTGGCTAAAGCTGGATTAGACAATATTAGAGCTAATTTGAGAAGTTTCATTGAAACTGAAGTTAAAAAAAGTACAGGAGCTGACATAAATAAATTAAATAATAATGTTGCTACCGCACGTTCCATTCAGGATGCAGTAGAAACTCGTTCAACTAGAGGATTAACAAGAGCGACCATTTCTGCGGCAGACGTTATTACATTCTTAACAGGTTCAGGATTTACTACTCCTCTTGGCGGAGCATTGGCTGTTCTTATTAAGAAAATTTATCAGAGTCCTACGTTCAAATTAAAACTTTCTAAATGGCTTGACACCCTATCAGACGCTAAGAGATTAAAGATACAAAATGACCTCAAAAAAGGTATTATCCCACCTGAAATTAAAGCTCAAATCCGACCACTAAAAAGCCGTTTAAGCCCAGAAAATAAAGATATAACCATAAAGACTGCTACAAATAAAACAGTTAGTAAAAAGACTCGTAATGTTTCCATAGGGTAAGTATAGCATATTACGATTATAAAGTCAAGCCCTAAATAATGAAGAAATGCCCTCAGACAAATTAGAAAAATTAAAAGACCTTCTAAAACTCTTGCAAAACGATACTCTTACCCCAGCAGAGGTAAGACAGTTTTTAACTGTGGTGCTTGAAACTATTAAGAAGTCCAAGGATGAGTTTCAAAATCTTTCTGCCGAAACCAAGCAAGTAGTCAATTCCCTCTTACAAAAAACATTGGATGAGAACGCTAAACTAGAAAGGAACGTTTCAAGTGAAACATCACGAGTAAAAAAAGAAGTTCTAGCCGAATTTACTGCAAAGATAAAAGAAACTAAGTCTTTAATGAAAGAAATAGAGTCAATGAAACCGCAAGACGGCAAAGATGCAGATGAAACTAAAATCGTGGAAGATGTTTTGTCTAAAATTCCTAAAGCAGAACCTTTTATCTTAAAAAGACTGGAGGTGGTAGAGGAAATAAATAGGGGCGAAAAAAACTCACTTAAAATAGAGCGAACACAAGTGGCTGGATTAGATGGATTGGTAGATGAAACTAGATTAAACCGAGCTATTGGCATCCTTGACCAGCGTACTCAATTTTTAATAAATAGACAAAATAACGGTGAAGGAGGTAATAGTATATGGGGTTCTATTACAGGCACACTTTCCAGCCAAACAGACCTACAAAATGCACTAAACGCTAAGCAAAATACCTTAATAAGCGGAACTACAATAAAAACTATAAACTCTACTTCGCTTTTAGGCAGTGGAGATATTGTAATTTCAATCGTAGGAACAATCAACCAAATAGCGTACTTCGATACTACAACATCAGTCGCTTCTCTTACTACCGCCACCTATCCTTCTCTTACAGAATTGTCGTACGTTAAAGGGGTTACTTCGGCACTTCAGACACAGTTAATCTATCTTGACGCAACTAGCTCAATACAGACGCAACTTAACACCAAAGCACCGCTAGCTTCGCCAACTTTTTCTACTTCCATAACAGGAAGTTATTTAACCGCTTCACAGTTATTGGCAACTGACGGAAGCAAGAATATCGTATCGTTAGCCGTTGCCACTTACCCTTCTTTAACTGAACTTACTTACTTAAAAGGGGTTACAAGTGCGATTCAAACACAATTCACAGGAAAACAAGCATCTTCGGCGAGCTTAACCTCTCTCGCAGGACTTACTTACGTTTCCACATCTTTTGTGAAGATGACTGGGGCTGGCACTTTTGCTCTTGATACTAATACTTACCTGACTTCTCTTTCTGGTGCAGTTCTTACCGACCAGACAGTTGGGCAGACGATAGGAGCAACGGGAGCGCGATTAACTAAACTTTGGGCTACTGATATAACAGTGTCTAACGCTATCGTAGGAAGCATAACAGGGAACGCTGGCACTGTGTCTAACGCTACCTTAACTACCGCATTAACAGTAAATACAGGGACGCTTACGTTAACAGCAAATGTTGCTAATACTTCGGTATTGACCATAGGAGCAGGGGCTGTATCAGTAAGTGGCGCAAACACAGGCGACCAGACAACAGTATCAGGTAACGCTGGAACTGCAACCGCTTTACAGAATGCCAGAACTATTGGCGGGGTTAATTTTGATGGCACAGCAAACATTACAGTAGCAACCGCAACTGGCGGTTTCACTGTATCAGGAGGTAATCTTGCATTAGGAACTAACTCAATAACAATGTCTGGTTCTATTGGTGTTACAGGAACACGAGTTACAAAAGGATGGTTCACAGACCTTGAAGTTACAAATGTAATTGTTGGCTCTGTAACAGGCAATGCAGCGACTGTTACCACTAATGCAAACCTTACTGGACATATTACTTCTGTAGGTAACGCGGCAGTCCTTGGAACATTCACTTTAGCTCAATTAAATACTGCGGTTTCGGACGCTAATTTAGCTAGAATAGATGCGGGGAATACTTTTGTAGGAGCGTCTACTGCTTCGGCTTGGGTGCTTACTTCTGCGACTATCACTACTAACCTCTCTCCAACTTCCAATGATGGAGCAGCGCTTGGAACAACTGCTTTGCAATTCTCCGATTTATTCCTAGCAGAAGGTGGAGTAATCAACTGGGACAATGGAGATGTAACACTAACTCAAGTAAATAATACATTGACAGTGATAGGCGGAGCATTTGGGGTTGGAATTGTTCCTACTGCGGAAGTGCAATTCTCATTAGATGGTGCAGGTCTGAACAATAATGGAACAACTTTTAACATTTCAAATTATTCTTCTACACATACTTACGACAGACCAAAGATTGATTTCTATAAAGCAAGAGGCACAGCTGCCTCTCCGACTGTAGTGGTAACGGGAGATTATTTGATGAGTATAGAAATACTAGCTAGAAATGCCAATGGGACAGACACATATTGTGGAGGCATTGATATGGTTTCGGAAGGAACAGTGACAGGAGGTAATGTGCCTACCTATATGTCATTTGTTACGTGTCTGACAAATTCTGGGGTTGAAAGAATGCGTATCAATTCAACTGGGACTGTTCTTATCAATAATCTTGCAGGCACAGGTTCAAGAGCAGTGATAGCGGACGCTAGCGGTGTGCTTACTGCTCCTGTGTCAGACGAAACAGTCAAAGAGAACATCAATACCCTAGACTACGGCTTGAAAGAAGTGATGGCTCTCAATCCTGTTTCTTTCACCTTCAAAGAAGATTGGAAGAATATGGGGGAAGGCAGACAGGTAGGTTTAATCGCCCAGCAAGTTGAAAAGATAATTCCCGAAGTAACTTTCACCACACCGACCACAGGTAAAATGGGAATCAATTATGAGAAACTTGTGCCTGTTTTAATCAGAGCTATTCAAGAATTACAAGAACAAATTAAGAAAAAATAACATGGGTATATTTTATATGGGAACAAATGGGTTGAATGGAAGTATGGGTATAGCTTGGGCTAAATATAGTTTTGCAGTTGACGGAGGTTTAGTTAGTACTATAACGCCAGGAGCTTCATTTAATACTACCATTCCAGCGAATGCAGTGTTGGTTGGGGGTGCGGTAAATGTTACTACAGCCGTTACGTCAGCAGGTTTAGCGACAGTAGCTATCGGATGTTCTGGCACAGGTGGTTCTACTACCACCTTACTTGCGGCAACGGCTAAAGCAAGTTTGGGGTTAAATGTAGTTTTATTAACAGTAACCTCTTTTGCTGTTCCAAAAAAAATAACAGGAGCAGGACAAATAACATTTACTATTGGAACGGCAGCTTTAACAGCAGGCGTTATTGAACTATGGGTTCTATATTTCTTGGCATCAGCATGATTATATTTTTGATAATTTTAGTAGTAGCGATAGCAATTTTATTAGGAAACTTTATTCATGCTGGAAAATAATATAGTATAATGTTAATTATTAGTTAATAATATAATAAACAAATGGCAACGATACAACTTTCAATTCCTAATGACAAGGTGGCTAGATTCTTAGAAGCTACGGGTTATCATGCAACAATCGCTAACGAACAGGGAGAGGCAATTCCTAATCCTATTACGCCAAGCACGTATTCAAAGAATTGGATATTGGATGTCATAAAACAGGAGATACTGCGATATGAAGCGGGAGTCGCCGCAGCCACCGCTTCCAATGCCGCCTTTAAGCAAGATTTATCAGATATTCTATGAGATAATTAACTAAAATAACATGAATGGTGTAGAAAAAGGTTTAACGTGGACAATAGTTATAATCGTAGTAGGGCTTGCAGTGGCTTATGTGTTCAATATCAACCTGAAAGTGGAAGGCAAGACCGAACCTACTTACAAAATAGGGGATGTTCCCGCTAATGCTTTTAAGTCAAGCATGGAGAAATTCCCTGTTAAAGGAAAATAATATGAATAAATGCAACCACAATAAAAAATGTTTCCAATGTGTTCAGGAAGAAATAAAGGAACTGGAAAGAAAATTGCAAGAGTTGAAGGATTTACTGCCGAAGGAGAATACTATTTATATTCCGTATAGTCCAAATATTATTCCTAATTATCCAGTAATTTGGTGTGGTAGTTCAGGAGCTCAAGATAGTAAATTTTCAGTAAGTTCAATGAGAAATTATAATCACAATATGTTGGAAGCAGGTTAATCAAAATGATATGGAATACAACAAGCGTCAAGAAGATATAGACCTAGCGATAGTGCAATCCGACATCGCTTTTATTAAGGAGAAAGTTAAAGAGATTGACCTTGACTTAAAGAATGACTATGTCAGCCAAAAAGAATTCAAAGCATTAGAAGACAAAGTAGCCTTTTTAACCAAGATTCTTTACAGCGCCATAGGAATAATTTTAGTCTATGTTCTTTCCCAATTATTGAATTTACTTTCCGCAAAAGCATGAAAACAATTCTAGGAATAACTGAAGAAAGAATGGCACAGGTTGTTTCTTATGCTACCCTTTTTTTAGCAATAGTAGCTGTTTACGCTTCATTTCTTATTATCCAACCTGCTAATTGGTTAAAGGTTGTCCAGCCCTATAAAGTCATTTCTCCCAGTATCGGACAAGGATATACTTTGAATTATGAAGTGGAGTATTGTTCCTCCAAAGAATTATATTTGGTAGTGAGCAGGCAATTAGAGAACACGGAAACAGGCGAATTGTGGGATGTGTCGGACAGAGCTACTCACTTCACAAAGGGATGTTCAAAGGAAATACAGAATGTTACTGTGCCTCAAAGAATCGAGGTGGGAATGTACAAACTGCGGGACAGCATCAGTATAAAAGTAAATCCACTTAAAACGGAAGAATTGGACTTTGTTAGTGAATCGTTCGGAATTGGAAGCTACTGAAAAATGATATAATGTAGGTCGAGATTATTAGTAATTTACGAATTAAATTTATGGATATTAACCCAATGTTTCTCGTTCTCATTCCAATTATAGTCGGTGTTGTAGCGGCAATTAAAAAAATAGGCATGACTAGTCGTTTTGCTCCAATTTTAGCTATCGTGCTAGGTGTTGTCGGGGTGTGGCTCCTAAATGATTTTGCGTTAACGGGAGCAATCGCATTGCAAGGTGTTCTAGCTGGACTTTCGGCGGCTGGCTTATATAGCGGCACAAAAGCGACTGTTAGTGTAAAATAGATAAATGATAAGAGAAGAGAAAGGAGCAGATAGTAAACTTTTGCGGAATGTCTGTGGAATGTGCGGACAGTCTTTTAGGTGGGAACTTGAATTCGTTATCGGGGCTTCAATCTTTGCGTGCCAATCTTGTTTTTTGAGGTTGATGAATCAAAATGACACAAAATGAAGAAAAAACTAAAATACCGACGTGCGATGTATGCACTAACAAGGCATCCATTTTCTCTGTGAGGAATGCTACGCAGTGGTGAAGATAGAAGATTTTAGTAATGATTTAGATGAATAAAAATAACCTAAAAAATGAGATAGATAAATTCTACGACAGCTATCAAGGGGCTTCGGATTTACGTAGCGACGAGGAGAAAGCTAAAGACTACCTACAAACAGAGTTCGTAGGAGCAATCAACCCTATAGAATGGGTGGAGAAAGACCCTAACGCTGGTAATGAATGGCGGAGTTTTCCTATTCTTAATCAGTTTTTCACGAGTAAGTGTGTTGCATTTACAGTCGCCAAACTCGCTCTGATAAATTTCTGGTTAAAGACAGAGACGTTTCTGCAATTTTCCCCTAATTCCATCTATTTTTATCGGATAAACAAGCCAGCCGAAGGAATGATAGGCAACGACGCTTTTGATATCTGGCAAAGTAAAGGAATTTCCCTTGAAGCTATTTCCCGCAGTAACCAGATACAGGAAGCGGACTCCGTAACAGTTTCCAACTTTGCTAAAGAAGTCGCTAAAGGATTCGTCCTAGGCAGTCATATCACCATTCCGAGCGGAGATTTTGACAGGGTAGCTTCAACAATACAAACTACCGGCAAGGGAATTATGTGCTGGTTCTTTTTTACCTCTGCCGAATGGTCTACACTTTACCCGAAAATAAGGGAGAACTTGGCTGACCCTTATGGTTCGCGGGCTTCGCGACATTCAGTAACGGCCGTGGATTGCGGACTGATAGACGGCGAAGAATATATCAGGATAGAAGATTCCGCTCACTTTGGAGGGTTATCTGTGCGATACATTTCAAGAAGTTTTTTCACTGCTAGAAATTTCTTAGTTAAGTATCCAATGGAATTTATTTATGAAAGTGGAGAACTGCCAACTTTTGTCTTTACAAAAAATATGAAATTCGGAGATAAAAATGAAGAAGTGCGGCAACTGCAACAATATCTGCAGAAAGGAGGCTATTATCCAAGTAATTTAGGGTTTGATGGCATCTATGGAAATATCACTAAAGCTTCTGTGGTTAAATTTCAGTTAGCCCATAACTTATCTCCCGATGGACGTGTTGGTCCGTTAACTTTTGCTCAGTTAAATCTGGCAGTTTGACAAAAATTAAATGAGAAATAACATAGACAAAATAAAAGAAAGTGCCTTGAATGAAGCTATTGAACATCGACCTTTCGATAAACCTAAAGGTTGTATTTGGTGGTACATTCTCGCTGTTATCCTAGCAGTTGTTTTTATTTTCTTGTTTTATAGGGTAAAATAATACTTTCGAACTATTCTCTGGTCACGACTGGAGAACATGGGAGAAACAAATAAGGACTCAGAAGAAATCTCGCTAGTCGGGATTTTTTCTTTTATATATAATAGAAGAAACGTCCTTCACATAAACTATCTATGCCACCTGAAAACCACGACCTGAGAACATGCGTAATCTGCGGCAATCGTTATCCAAGAATCGCCATGCAGTGCAGTAATGGAGTAGAGACTTGGATATGCAAAGACATAAATTGTCTCAATGCATACGTAAACCAAAAGAAAGGAAAACATGAAACCCATCAAGCTGACACGAGAGGCGAGCCGCAGGTTCTTGTGCCTAAAACTCCCGCTAACAATCCCCCAAAGGAGGCGGAAGGTGCGGATTAGACGGACACAAACAAACCTCACTGTCCGGATATGCTCCTCGCCTGCTCGCCTTGCGAAGCAGGTTTGGACACTGTAGAAAGGACATCATGAACCGCTTTAGAATCAAAATGTGGGTCAGACAATGGTTGTTTGAAATCATTTGTTTCTTAATCTTTGTCGCAGTGTTTCTGGTGTTCTTTATTTTTAACTAAGCAACGCCTATGAAAGAAAAAATCGTTCAATGGCTTCCTGAGGTTATTGGTTGCACATTGTTCTTTGGAGTAGTAATTCTTCTCTTAATGCTTTAAAGGAGGTATCCGACTCGGACGTAGAGTTCGGAAACAAAGCGTGGGTTGGACTTCTTCCCACGCTTTTTATATAATTTTACTGTCGGGTCTTTGTTAATTTTCCCCGACACTTTTTTGGGGCAGGGCGTTTAATCTTTTCGCACCTGCACATTTCATGGCATGATCGGGGCAATAACCTTGCCCCCTTTGTGTTTTTAGTGTATAATGTAGCAGTACCCGCTTATTATGCGGCTCTACACCTCATATATGAATCAGAAGTCGGCGTAAAATCGCCGGCTTTCTGCGTTTTATACTTGACTTGTTTTATTTTTGTTTTGTATTGGTTTATTAACAGCTTTTCCACTTGCATTTACCCTTGTTTGCTCTATAATTTAGGTATGTTTCGTAAAAGTAAAACATTTGCATATTCCTCGGTTTGCTTTTCAGGCGAATTTGTTGTAGTGTGTAGTTGTTTTACGAAACATAAAACCGGAAGTCCCCGCCTTAATTGAGCTGGGGACTTTTGCGTTTTTACAATCACAATGAAACGAGATTTAGGTAGCACCTCGTAAAACGCTCCCTAGAAATAATCTGCTGGCGAAATTGGAGCAATGTCCTCCCCACTGACAACTCCGACTTGGTTAGCAGAGTATTAAATATCTGACATCGTAATAATGCTGGGCTATTATGGAACTAAAGATAATGCAATTGTGTAGATAGGTCGCTCTAATGTGGTATCCAAGGCACAAAGTGGGGGCTGTACTTTATTAAAAATAAAATGAGCAAAAATGAAAAAAGGAATAAATTTAAGTGCTACAATTTTATCAGAGGAAGATAAAAAGAAAGTAGAAGAATTGGCAAAACCAAAACCTGAATTAACGCCGGAGCAAAAGGCAGAGAGAAAAGCGGCAAAGAAGGAGCGAAAAGAACAACGTGCACAGACGAATGCGATTTCTAAAGAACCATACCTCATTACTCTTTTTAAGATGGAGAATAAACCTAATTGGAGAATAAGTACGGAAAATCCTTTTCCTAAACCTGAAAGGCTTACTGAGTTAAAAATAATTAAAATTGATAGGGCGACTGGAGAAATAATTACTTAAAATATGGAAAATAAAAAAGGCGAAAAGAAAATTGACGGCTACTACGATCCCAAGAGAGATGTTTTTGTAGTTACTAAAGACCTAGACAAGAAACTCTCACCAATAATAGAAGAAAATCCCGCAGAAGAAATTGATAGAGAAAAGATGAAACAACTTTTTATAAAATATAAGCCCGAATGGATGAAATAAAGAAATATCAAATAATTTACGCTGATCCGCCATGGGCTTACCGGAACATGGGAAATATACAAGCGACCGCAAATGCACATTATCCAACTATGGCTAACGAAGATATTTGTAAATTACCGATAGCGGAAATGGCAGACGATAATTGTATTCTGTTTCTCTGGGCGACATTCCCTAAACTTCAAGAGGCGTTAGATGTAATAAAAGCATGGGGGTTTGAATACAAGACAGTCGGGTTCACTTGGATAAAGAAAAATAAAAATGGGAGTAATTTCTTCGGGGTGGGTTGGTACACTAAGTCAAATGCGGAAGTATGTTTAATCGGTGTAAAGGGCAAAGCTCCTAAAATCAGCAACAAGATTTCAAGCATTATTGAAACTACAAGAGAGGAGCATTCAAGGAAACCAGACATTGTAAGAAAAAGAATCGTAGAATTTTGCGGAGATTTACCCAGAATAGAACTTTTCGCCCGCAATAATGGAAGCAGGAATCTATTTAATGAAAATCCTCTTGATGGATGGTCGGCGTGGGGAAATGAAGTTAAAAGTGATATTGAATTATGAAAACTCTTAATAGAATCTTAAAGTACTTGTGGGACATATCATTTGGCTTTCGTCCCAGTAGAGATCGTTACTTTGTCCGCAGAAAGAAATGAAAGAACTAGAATTAAATAAAATACATAATGTGGATTGCCTAGAATTTATGAAAACTTTACCTGATAAGTGTATTGATTTGGT